GCCCTCCCCGAAAACCCGATACCCCCATGCCCCTGACCGACGCTGCCATTCGTCGCGCCAAGCCTGCCGTCAAGCCTCAGAAGCTTGCTGACGGCGGCGGCCTGTTTCTCCTCATCACCGTTGCTGGCGCCAAGAGCTGGCGCTGGAAATACCGCGTCGCCGGCAGGGAGAAGCTGCTGACCCTCGGCCTGTACCCCGACGTGAGCCTGGCCATGGCGCGGGAGGCCAGGGAAGATGCTCGGCGGCTGCTGGCCAGCGGCGTAGATCCCAGCGAGCAGCGCAAGGCCGCAGCTGCCACGAAGGCCGCCGACCTCGTCGAGAGCTTCGAAGTGATCGCGCGCGAGTGGCTGGCCGGTCGCCCTTGGGTGCCGGGCTACCAGAAGAAGGTCGAGGCCTGGTTCGAGAAGGACGTGTTCCCCTTCGTGGGTTCACGGCGCGCCGCAGAGCTCAAGGCGTCGGACTTCCTGCAGGTCGCCCGCCGGATGGAGGCCCGGGACGCTTTCGAGTCGGCTCATCGGATCATGCAGAACTGCGGCCAGGTGATGCGGTACGCCGTGGCCACTGACCGAGCGGAACGCAACCCTGTCGCCGACCTGCGCGGCGCACTGATCCCGCCCCCTGAGAAGAACCATGCCGCGGTGGTGGATCCAGTCCAGCTGGGTGGCCTGCTGCGTGCCCTGCACGCCTACCACGGCACCCCGCCCGTGCAGGCCGCGCTGAAGCTAGCACCGATGGTGTTCGTCCGGCCCGGCGAGCTGCGCCAGGCGGAATGGGCGGAGGTGGATCTGGATGCCGGCCTGTGGAGCATCCCGGCCGCGCGCATGAAGATGCGGCAGGCACACATCGTGCCCCTGGCTCGGCAGGCGGTGGAAGTTCTTCGAGAGCTCCATGCTTGGACTGGTCAGGGAAAATACGTATTCCCCGGCGGCCGCAGCGAGAAGCGGCCGATGTCCGAGGTTGCCGTATTGGCTGCCCTCCGTGTCATGGGGTTCGACAAGGACACCGTCACCGGTCACGGATTCCGCGCGACCGCGCGCACCCTGCTGGATGAAGTGCTGTGTTTCCGCCCGGACATCATCGAGCACCAGCTCGCGCACGCGGTGAAGGATCCGAACGGGCGCGCGTATAACCGCACCACGCACTTGGCGGAGCGGACGCGGATGATGCAGGAGTGGGCGGACTACCTGGACCGGCTGCGCACCGGCAACGTGGTGCCGTTACGGGCTGGTCAGGCTGCTGCCTGATCGTCCCAGAAGGACTCAAGGCGGTTGGCGATGCTGTCGAACTTGGCAGCATCGGTACGGAGTCGCGCCGCTCCCCTTCCCCGCCGCACCCGAGCGCGCCAGTCGCCGCTTAGATCGATGTCCAAGGCATCGGCCTGCTGCCATAACGAAGCCGCCCGTGCGCGCGCCCAGCGCCTTACCTATTTCTGTTTTCGTCATGGACTCATGGTGAATGCGGGACGTCGCACTGCGCGATACGGAGGCAACGGCGGCTGACTGTCCTGCTACTGCCGCGAGCGCATCATGAATGACTTCCCGATACTCAGCCGGTCGATTCGGTGATGCGTTTCCACGCGAAGCCGCACGTTGCGGAGCGGGTGCGGATGATGCAGGAGTTGATTACTTGACCCGCTTGCGAAAGGGGGTCGCGTCAGGCCTGGCCCGTTATTGGCCGTTTGGCAGCGATGGGGTGGGTCAATTTTTTCGCCCGCCTTCTTCGAGTGCCTGCAGCGCCTTATCCACGCTCAACGATCCCGAGACTTGGCTGGGCGGATAGTCTTTGAAGGTCGCCAAGAACGTACCGACGATGCCTGTTGCTGGCATCATCACCCAGAGTTTCTCACCCCACCATTGCCCGTACGATGTCGACTCGGTCTGGTAGCGCTCCCACGGGTCTACACGCAAGTTCGTCACCAGCGGTACGTTGGTGGAATCTTCCTTGCCACTAAACAGATTTCCGACGATCGTCTTGAAGGTGATCTTCCACTGGTTGTAGCGCACCGCCATCAGATCGGCGTTGTCGCTGAAATAGAAGAACTCGCGGCGCGGACTCTGCGCCTCGTTGCCTTCGAAAAACGGCTTGAAGTTGTAGCCGTCAAGGTGGTTCCTGAAGTGCTTTGTGCCGGCCTGGTATCCGTCCAGCAGCTTTTCCTTCAGGGCAGGCTCGCCGGCGGCGGCGACCAAGGTCGGCATCCAGTCCTCAGCTGACATGATCTCGTTGATGATGACCCCGGGCTGGATCACACCGGGCCAGCGCGCCAGCATTGGCACCCGGAAGCCGCCCTCGTACACGGTCCCCTTTTCGCCCCGGAACGGATGGTTGCCGCCGTCGGGCCAGCTGAATATCTCGGCGCCGTTGTCGCTGGTGAACAGCACCACCGTGTTGTCGGCAACCCCCAGCGCATCCAGCTTGGCCAGCAACTCACCCACTATCCAATCCAGTTCAGCCATGGCATCGGCAAAGAGGCCAAATCCAGTTTTGCCGTCCCACGCTTTGGACAAATGCGTCCAGGAATGGCAGCGCGTGGAGTTATGCCACAAGAAGAACGGCTGGCCCGCGCTGACCGATCGCTCGATGAATGCGCAGGAGCGCTTAACCAGGTCGGCGTCGATATCCTCCATGCTAACTGTGGCAGCCTCATCCATGCCCGGATGCGGCGGCAATGGACCAGCATCGGTGATCGTCTGCCTGCCCACCCGCCCCCAGCGCGCATCCTCGGTAGCATCGTCCTCATCTGTTGCCACACTGTGGATGATGTTGCGTGGACCGAACTTCCCTCGGAAGCTCGCCTCCTTCGGATACTCCGGGTCGTAGGGCTCTTCCATCGCATTAAGGTGATAGAGGATCCCGTGGAACTCGTCGAAACCGTGCACCGTGGGTAGATACTCATTGCGATCACCCAGATGGTTCTTGCCGATCTGGGCCGTGGCGTACCCCAACGGCTTTAGGATTTCTGCGATCGTTGGATCGGTATCTTGCAGGCCCTGCTTGGCAGCCGGCAGGCCCACTTTAAGAAGGCCGGTCCGGAATGGCGTCTGCCCAGTGATGAAGGCCGCCCTACCCGCTGTGCAGGACTGCTGCCCGTAGTAGTCAGTGAAGAGAGCACCCTCGCGCGCCAACCTGTCTATGTTCGGCGTGCTACCACCCATCATGCCTCGATGGTAAGCACTGATGTTCCAAATACCAACGTCGTCCGCCATGATCATGACGATGTTCGGCTTTTCCTCGTTAGTCATAGCACGCTCCGAAGGCTGCCGGCGGACGCCAACATCCATGGACAGTAGAGCTCAACACGTAGCCGCAGGCACCCGAACTTCTACCAATGGGCGCTCAGTAGTTCTACTCGCCCCAGGAGTGGCCCAAGGCGCCGAAGTGATCCCGAGTCACAAAGATCGGCAGTAGCTTGGGAAGCTCCAGAGCTTTTCAATACTCAATGACTTAACTCCACATTTCGCTCCGCAATAGCACCAACGTCGGACCTGCTATTGCCGGCAAATTCACTGGCCTTCTTTCGATTGCGGAGCGAAAAATTGTCTGTTTGGGAGATGTGCCAGAATCACCTCGCGACCACGTATGGATACGGCAATGCCTGACTTGGATACCCTCCAGAAGAACTGGCCACTGATTGCACAGCACCCTTGGGAGTTCTTGTGGGCGTTCTTGGTCGGCGTGACGATTGGCGTTCTGCTGAACAAGGGCTGGGCAGCGCTGACTTCTGCAAGGCCGAAGCCGGTCGAAGCTCCGCCGGTTCCGAAGCCTAAAAGGCCCGTCGCCGCACTACCACCCTTCGAGCCGTCCTCGCTTCAGATCAATTGCATCCGGGCGCTTCGCTACTACGATTACGAGTGGGTCACCCCCGATATGATCGTTGCACGATTGCCCCCAGGCACGCCGAGGGCAGATGTTCGGCACGCGATGGAGGAACTGGTCGAGATGGGCTGGGCCGGAGATCGGCACGCCTACGGCGGTACGGACTACCGTCTCAAGGGGCCTGGGCTACTTTTCGCGCAGGCACAGAGCTTCCCGGTCGGCCCTCCAAGTGGTTATTGACCCCGACCATGTCAAGGTCGCGGAAGATCAATAGAATCAACGACTCAGCGGATCACCCGCGATCATCGGCGTCCGTTGGGAATCAGTGGGTTAGCTGGTGCATGGGGTCAGTTTGGGGTCACCCCGCAGACCATCACGCCCCGCCCTTCTCCCACCACTTCCCGCGCCCCCTGCCCTTCCGCCGGGCCGACTCCTTGAGCGAGGCGGCCCTTTGCTCTTCGGGCGTGCGGGTGTCACGCAGGAGCAGATGCCCGAGGGTCGGAGTCATCTTGGTGGGGTCGCAGCGATCGGGGGCGGGCGTGGGTTTGTCAGGGGTATCCATGCGCTCACCGTAATATCCGGCTGGCTCAGGGGCTGCGACGGCCGTTCTCATGGTCCGCATCGCGGACCCGCAAGGCCTCAGGGCGAATCTATTACCGCCCGAGCGCCTGCGGATCCGCGCCGCGTCCAGCTGGAGCCCACCCACGCTGGGTGGCGTCTCCCCCGTTTATGAGCAGGAATTTGCACCCGTCGCCGTTAAGCGCCTGCGAAATGGTGACAAGGCGCCCCCCTAAGCCAGGTAAGGAGCCACAAGGGTGGCGAGCCGTTCCACTCCCGTCGGCGAGGCCCGCGACCCTACCGCGCGCCGGGTCAGGCTCGTCCAGTCGCTGAAGGCAGCCTCCCTGAGCTGGGTGTCTTCCACCGGTATCAACCGCATGGACCAATACGGCATACGGCGCTGGGCTACCCTGCCCCTCGCGAGTTCAATCAGGTCGGTGTGCTGGCGGGAATAGGTGATGCGCGAGTAGATGACCGCCATGCCGTCGTCAGGTCCCTCGATGTACTGAAGGAACCGCCTGCCGTCGAATAGCAGCAGTCCTGTGACGCCCGCCAACTGGTTGCGGACGAAGGACCGCTGAGCTAATTGCTCGAGCCCATCCGGTCCCAGGTCTAGGACCGCCTCACTGGCGTAGGCAATCGCTTGAAGGGCCATGCCGGTGCTCCTTTTCTGATCGGTCCCCCCCGGGAGCTCGACGGTACGCCCGAGAAAAGAAACGTGGCGTGATCGAACAACCATGTGGGCGGCATGCGCCGCCTAACGCTGCGTCTCAGGCTACCGATAGTGTGACCGGTGCTTCGGGGGCGAACAGCGGCAGGTCAACCTTCACCGGCCAGTTGAATACGCCAGGCTGCGGCAACAGCGGGCAGACCTCTTCCCAAGTGTCGACGCCAACCGGAGGGTTCAGCACCAGCGCCTCCAGCGCCTGATTCACTGCGTCGCGCCACGCGACCATAGCCCGGGCCTCCCGCCTGTACCGCTCCACGCTGCTGTTGTAGTAGCTGCAGCACGTCTCGATGCTGTCGTAGCCGCGCTCCATCACGATCGAGGCCATCCACTTCCATGCGGCATCGCGAATCGCGCGATGATGCGCAGGGGAATTCGGCAAGAACGGCGGCGCAAGCTCCGGCACCGGGTCGGCGTTGTTTCCGCCTGCGCACCATTCTTCGTAATTCCTCCACAGCCATGTCCCCCGCGCAACTCGGGTTTCATCGTGCGGCGTCAGGAGACACACGACGTCCGGATCTTCGGTGAGCTGGTACATGCTTAGAACTCCGCGTCGATAAGGGCGGTCAGCAACTGGCTGCGGTTGTCGCCCCAAATGGCAACGCCACCCACGCCCGCGAGGCCCACAAAATTGCTGATACTGCTCACAAACACACGGTTCGTATCGCCATTGAGGCTAACCGTACCGAGGTTCACATTGGCAACGTCACTTGCCGAACCAGTTGCAATAACATCAAGAGTACCAGTGCGGGTGATAGATGGGGTTCCACGCTTAGGAACTTTGTAGTTCACAAGCGCACCACGCGTATCGCCGTTTGCTGTGTAGGTGACACCCGAAATGCCACCCATCGGTACAATCTCATAGTAGCGCTGGCAAAACAGAAGCTCCAAGGGATAGGGCCTGAACTCGAAATTCGTGGCCAGATCACCGATCTCTATCTGGAAATCAGAGAACGCATATGCCCCGTTCTGGGCGCTAATTTGCCCTGAGTAGCCCGCGCCGCACATGTCATACACAAAGTAGAGGAAGTCGTTTCCGTTCGTTCCAAGAGTTTTGCCAGCCGTGCTAGGAATGTCGAACGTGAGCCACTTCCGCTCCGGGTTGGCGCCGCACGTCAGCACACCGGCAATGGTTGAGACTTCGGCAGAAGGCGCACCTCCCGTCCCAAAATTCTGAATGACGCGGATCCCAACTTTATTGCCGACGGTCCCGCTAAGCTCGATGGAGAACGTGACCTTGCCCTGCAAGGAGCGCACGCCCTCGATACGTTGTCCGCCCCATGCAGCACTTGTCGCTGACGCACCGCTGACGTTGTGAATTAGTGCATAGGTGGTCTGCGGTGGCAGCGTAGTTCCACCGCTCCCCACTACACCCCGCGACGCGTCGTGAGTGCAGTTCAAAGCCGAGAAGGTAAAGCGGTCTGCGCAGAATGCCTCACTGCCAAGGGTCCCAGCTCCAGCGCCTACGCGGCCTGAGGTGCGGCGTTGCCATATCCGCAGGTCGCCGTTGATGAATCGATTCCGGCCAACGATGCGACCCGCAACTACCTCCGTGCCGGCGACGGCCGCACTGATGGCCTGCTGCAACTGGAGATCGGCAGCGGCACGGGCCAAACTTTCCTGAGCGAGTGAATCTCCAACCGCCCCCATGGAATCGCCGAGCTCTTCCACCGCATCGTCGAGAGCGTCCAGGCGCGTATCGATCGCAGGCGTGCCGCCCTCCAGCGCGCCAAGTCGTTGGTCGATTGCCTGCATGTTCTCGTTCGTGATCCCGTTCGCCGTGCGCGTTGGATCCCCACGATGGTTGTTAGGCCTCGGGGTATCGAGGTCAATGAGCCGGAGCGCCATATCTGTTCCTTCTTAGCTTTCGATGATGTTCAAAACTGCAACGCTGGCCTCAGCCCCCACAACGAACGCGGGGATGTCGTAGCGGGTTCCGCCCACGAAATCGATCTGCATGCGGTAAGGGATGTTCCCGGTGGCGCTGGTCGTGTCGGTGAATGAGCGCTGTGGCCACTGCCAGGTCTGGGTGGTGAGCGTTCGGTTGCTGTCTACCTCGTAGACGTTGGCCGATGAGGCGGTGATGCTCTCGTCCCACAGCAGCGTGGCGTCGCGCCACAGACGAAGGCGCATCGTCCCGGTGCGCGTCGGCTGGGGCGAATTGCCAAACGAAATGACTTCAGCGCTGAGCCTGCATGACCACAGCACCACCTTCGTGCGCCCTTGTGAGCCCGCGTGAATCACGCTGATGTTGCTGGCGCTGTCCCAGTTCGCGTTGTTGAGGTTGAACTGGCCGGAGCTGTTGATCGCACCAGCGCGCAGGGTTCCACCCCAGTACGCGTCACCATTGCGATCCATCCACATCGTGGCGTTGAACTTGTTGGCGGCGGCAACGCCCACGTTGGGGCCGAAGTAGTCCATGAGACCATCGGCACCGAATCCGTTGCCGATGATGCGCTGGGAGTTACCTCCCCACACCCGGAGGTAACCGTCGCGCAGCTCCATGCCACTGGCAGCACCAGGTGCCACAACCTCAAACGTAGTGCTCAAGAACCTGGTATTGACGACGTGCCCGTCGTTGTCGATCACCATGCCGCCAATCAGCGGGCCACCACCGGCATCGGCCATTACCTGCATGAATGCCCGAGCCAGGACCTGTATCAGGCCCTGCTCGTTCTGCTGGACGCGCGTCTCCATGCCGGACACCACTTGGGCGCTGGCCTTCCCGTCCAGATCCACCTTCACCGACTGCAAGGATTCGGCGACCGCCTCGATGCCGTCTGCGTTCTGCTCTACCGAGCTACGCAGCTGACTCACGGACTCTGCTGATGCCTTCCCGTCCAGCTCGGCCTGCACTACGTCAACCTTCTCTGCAGATGCCGCCACGGCCGTGGCCATCGCTACCAACTGGCTGGTCGCCGATGCCTCAAAAGCGCCCAGGTTGGCATTGACTTGATCGACCAACTTGCCGACGGCGCGATCACCGTCCGCAATGACCGAGTAGACCGTAATGGTGCCGGCATACGTGTCCTCGTCGCCGGCGAAGGTATCTTCATCGCCCGCATGCGGGCCATCGAGCTGGGCGGTCAGCGAGACGACCCGCTCACCCATGGCCACCAAGCCCTGCTCGGTGTCATCCACCTTGGCGCTTACGCTCTCCAGCGCCTCGACAGATGCCACCATCCCGTCACCGTCGGGCAGTCGTGCCTTGATCTGCTGGCTGGCTTCCGCCAAGGCCTGGTCTTCAGATACGCGCGCTTCGCGCTCCGATATGACGCTTGCTTCCGTGGCGAGTGCGCCTTCACCGGGCGGCAGGCGCGCCTTAATGACCTCCACTACCCTGACCATCGCCTCATCGGCTTCCACTCGCGCGTCTCGCTCGATCGCGATCAGGCCGGTGGAAACACTCCCGAGGTCGCCACCTTCGTAGTCACCACGCAGCTGGACCGCCAGCGTCTCGCGCTGGGTCGCTTCGGCACGGTCTGCGTCGACCAGCGCTGACACCTCTTGCTGCACCAGCGCCACGCCGGCACCTGGCGTTGGCCGGCCCACAGCCACCCAGTCGATCAGGTAGTAGTCCGACACTGTCTGCGCAGAGCCGGGCTGTAGGCGAAATGCCTCCACCTGGGCCGTTACCCACGGGATGTCAGCGGCGGTGACGGTGGCGATACCGTTGCGGTCCCAGACTGGCTCGCTCAGCGCCATGGACTTGGACGGGGTCCAATCGAGATCGCCCGCCACCACCCACTGCACGACACCGGCCCATTCGGGGGTGCCCACGCGCCTGACGCGCAGCTTGACGTAGCTGTAGGTGGCTCCGTCCACCTCCAGGGCATCCGGCGACTGGACGTAGGGGAACGACGACGCGTTCGCCGGGCGTAGCCACCCGTCGGCCCAGCCGGGGTCACCGTTCCCGGTCCACCCCTCTACGGAATCGTCGAAGTACCAGACTCGCTTGCTATCGAACTGAGCGCCGCTGCCAGCGGCAACCTCAGACAGCGCGCGAGAGAACGATTCATGGTCGCTCTGCTGGATCTCTGCCAACTCAGTGATGGCCGCAGTGCGCTCTGTCTGCTCGTTCAGCAGCGCCTCCCCGCGCGCCTGCGCTTCGGCCTCTACTGCATCCATTGCCTGACTGACGCCCGCAGCGCGCGCTTGGGACTCGGCGGCCAGGTCCTCGGCCGCCTGGGCCAGGCCGGCGGCCCGCGCAGCAGCCTCCTGCGCATCGGCCTCGAACCTGTCAGCGATCTCCTGCGCGAGCTTCTGTTGCTGCTCGACCAGGTCAGACGTCGTAGGGGCCGGTGTGGCTTCGATGACCGTGCCCTGCCCCGGCTTGCCGCGCACCGCCGCAGTGATCCGGAAAAACCAGGTCTGGCCGCTGCCGTCGCTATATAGGTATCGGGTGTCAGTGGTGCGGTGGATCTCGGTCCACGGCCCCTGCTGGGTGGGGCCGCGCTCGATGATGTAGATCACGCCGGCCTGATTCACCGGCGTCCACTCGATCAGTACGCCGTCGGCGATGGGTTCCGGAATGACGCCGTCGACTGGAGGGATCTCTGGCGACGTATGGATCACCGGGAACCACGACGCATAGCGCGGCACCACAGGCGTCTCTTCCGGAAGCGCGCCCGCCCCGATCTCGATCAGGGTGATTTTCCTTGCCTGCATTGGGGTTACCTGTTGAGAGTTGTGCGTATTGCGGTGCTGCTGCCGGTACGCACGCCTTGCGTCGTCACGGACAGCAGCTCGCGCAGCACCTGGTTCTGCTCGGCGAGCAGCGCATTGCCTTGCTGGAGCGCCGCATTGGTTTCGGCCTGGCCCTTTCCGTCCACCACCAGATCGAACACTGCCCGGCTGAAGTTATCCGGCAGTGCCTCGATCGCATCTGCCAGAGCCCCCATGCTGGTGCCGTCTTCCAGGTCGAGGTTGCCCACCTTCATGCTGTCGATCAGGCCGGTCACCTGGCCATACAGGCCGTTGTAGTCCTTGCCGCTGGCGTAGAGGTTCCGACCGAAGCCCAGTGCCGCCTGCGCGGCCGCCTGCGCCGCGCTGCTGTCTCCGGAACCCACCGCCCGCTCCAGCTCCTGCATCGTCTCCTGAAGCTTCTGCTGGTCCGTCAGCGGGGACAGCTCGCTGGTGTCGAGTCCGTAGCGCATCGCCTTTTTGTCGGCGTCGATCTGCGCCTGCAGCTTGCCCATGTTCGTGGCCCGCAGGGCCTCGATCTTGGCCAGGTCTTCGGCTCGCGCGCCCGACAGACCCAGTGCCTTGGCGTAGTCGTTCGCTGCCTTCACCTGCTGGCGATAGGTGCGCTCTACCGTCAGGGCCTGTGACTGGTAGCCGGACAGGTTGCTGGTCAGAAGCTGGGTGCTGACATCGGCCATCAGGGTGGCGTAGCTCCCAAGCAGACCGGTCACCTTTTCAATCTGGGTGGCCAGGTCAGTGCCGGCCACACTGGCCAAGTCCTGGAAGTAGTCCACGGCCTTGTTGACCTTCTCGATCTCCATGCCATTCAGCGCGCGCCCCAGCTCATCTGCGTTGCCGACCGCAAGCGCAACGGATGCGCTGAGCGCGGTGAAGACGTCCGAGGCCTCGAAGTACCCATCCAGCTGCGCACCGAACCCTGCCGCCTTCACCGCCTCGGTGAACAGTCGGTCGGTCATGTCGCCTAGGTAAGCCGCGAGCTGTTCCTTTGCCTCGGCCGAATCGGCAGACAGCGTCAGCTTGCCCAGCGTGACCTTGACGCCCGCCAACTGCTGCGACATATCCACGCCCAGCTGCTTGGCTAGGTCCGTGCTGGCACCGCGCACCTGGCGGGCGGCCATGTCGAACGTGCGATCGATGTTCGGATCCAGCCCGGTGTACTGGGTCCACTTCTTGTCGCTGCGGAACATGCCGCCCTTGGCCTTGATGTCCGCGTAGCTCTCACCATCGAAGCCACCAAAGCCATAGCTCCCGGTGATGCCCTGCCCCGTGATCTGGGGTGCCTTTCGACCGAAGAGTTTGGCGTGAATGCTGGACCCGGAAAGGATCGACGAGGTCTTGTCGTTGAAGCCCAGCCCGCGGAAGCTCTTGTCCGCCAGGCCAACTGCACCGGCGGTCGCAATCTTGCCTGCCCAGCTCTCACCGTTGGCAATGTCCCAGCCCTCGTCGAACAGCTCGGCGTTCTTCATCATGCCGGCGATGATCCAGCCGATGATCGGCACCGCTGCTGCGGCAGACGACCCGGCCGCGCCCGCACCAGCACCGGCGCTGACGCCGCCGGCAGCGCCAGCAGTGCCGCCGGTGAAGGCAGCCAAGTTGTTGCCGAACCCTGCAATGCTGCCGGCGCTCGCCCCGCCGCTCGCAGCACCCACGCTCGAAAACAGACCCTGCCCCTTAGAGAGCAACCCAGCCAGGTTCCCGACGTTCTGGCCGCCGCCGGCCGTGCCGTTGCCGCCGAACAGCCCCATCAGGCTGTCCATGCTGAAGCCGCCACCCTGATTGCCCCAGTTGCTGATCCCCTCCATGACCTTGGTCTGGATCGGGATCACCAGCTTCTGCTGCAGGAGCTCGCGCGCGATGTCCCGCAGCCCCTGCTTGGCGACATCCTTCAGGTCGTCCCACAGGTTGTCGAAGTCGCGGAGGCCACTGGCGGCAAAGTCGGCGAAGGCATCGGCGGCGCCGTCCACGCCGTGCAGGACCACATCGGCCCAAGCCTCGACGTTCGCCGCCGTTTCCTCAACCCGTAGCGAAATTTCCGCCGCGGCGTCGGCGGCCCCCAGCATGGACCGCTCATATTCCTGATAGCTGCTCGCACCCTTGGCCACGGCGAGCGCTTCCTTGCTGCCGGCAGCCTCGACGGCCTTCTGCAGTTCTTGGCGCATGTCCCGCTCATTCTGGAGCTGCCGGCGGTACAGCTCGCGAGCGCGGCCAACCTTCCCAAGCATCACCAGCTCGCCATCCATTGTGGCGAGAAGCGCCTCCGGGCTCGCAAGCGCCTTCATAATCTCCGCACTCGAGTCCGCCAGAGCCCGTTCGGACTCTTTCACCATGGTGTTGTAGGCTTCGCGCTCGATCCGGCCCTCCTTGAGGGATTCGTTGAGCTTGTCCTCTAGCTGCTTCTGACGCTCGGTAGCCTCCGCCAGCGGCCCGCGCATTGTGGCTGCCGCCATCGCAGCCTCCTCGTTGTAGCGTTTGATCGACTCAGCGTCGGCTTTCCTGTCTTTCTCGCCGGCCCTATCCGCTGCTGCAGACGCCTTACGCGACTCGGTGTAGCCCCTCTGCGATGCGGCAAGCTCGGTCTGCAGACGGATGTATCGGGCGCCTTCCGCAATGTACTGCTTCACCCGGGGATCATCCCGCTTGGTGAAATCGACGCCGGTGGCTTGGGCTTCCTTGAACCAGTCGCTGACATCGAGCCGGGCAGTTTCGGCGGCGCTTTTGCCGATGCGAGCGATCTGACCAGGTAGCGACTGCATCGCCGATGAAATGCGCTTTCCTGCCGCGCCGGCCGACTCACCGAGGACGTTGAACGAGCCCGACAGCGCATCGGTGGCGCTCTTTGCTTGTGTGCTGCTGCCGGTAAATGCCTCAAGAATCGATCGCTTCCGGTCAACCTCGCGCCCGGCAGTAGCTGCTGCAGCGGTCTCCTCGGTCAGGCTCTTGGCCACCGCAGCTGCGGCGGGCGATCCCTCAATCATCGCCTTCCAAGCTGCGTCCAAGCCTCCGGCGAAGTCGTCCGCACTTATCTTCCCCGCCTTGAACGCGGCATCAAGCCGCTCTGTCTCCTTGATAAAGACCGATGCCTGGCCAACGTTGGAGAAGTTGGTAGCAGCAGCCACCATCTCGGTGATCGAGCCGGTAATGGTTCGGTAATTCTGGTCAATCTCTTTCTGCAGCCGCAGGATCTCACCGGCCTGCTGCTGGCGGTTCAACTCGCGGAACTTCTCTATGGCGGTGTCCGCAGCGCCGCCGAAGTCGATCAGTGCGGCAGCAGCGGTATTGGTGCTGTCGCGGAAGATGAGCCAGCCAGCGGCAGCAGTCGCCAGCATCGCGACGATGCCGGCGGGCCCACCAAGCATTGCCAACGTGGATGCGCCGGCTCGCGCCGCCCAGCTGGCGTTGGCGGCTGTGGCCTGGGTCTGCGCCTGAGCAAGAAGTAAGGTTGCCTGCCTGTGCTCCAACGTGGCAGCCGCAGCCTTGGCACTGACGGACACACTGCCTCCGATCGATGCAGCCCGCCGCACTTCTGCCTGCGTATCGAGCACAGCGGCTCGGGTCCGCAACTCAAGCGCTTGCGCGGCGGCCACGTTCTGTGCAGCAGCAGCCCTGTCCGCCACGATGCTTGCGTTGGCGGCGGCTACCCGCGCCATCAAGGCCTTAGTCAGCGGACCTGCGGCGACGGCGGCGCCAGCAATTGCGGCAATCTGTAGATTGTTGCCCAGCAGGCCAATGCCGGCGGCCAGTGCCTGGGACGCGCCGGTCGCCTCGTCGGCTTTGCCGATCATCACCTGCAGGTTCGTGTTGAACTGGGTCATTGCCTGACCAGCAGTCGCGTCCATCTTCCCGAACGCAACATCAACTTCGTCTGCCTGCCTCTGCAGCGCGCCGACTACCTGATCCGCCGACAGCTTTCCTGCCTGCCCGAGCTCCCTCAGTTTCCCGATAGGTACGTTCAACCCTTTCGCTATCGCTTGCGCCAAGGCCGGGGCGCCTTCGAGAACCGAATTCAGCTCCTCGCCACGGAGCGTTCCAGATGCAAATGCTTGCCCCAGCTGCACAAGTGCGCCCTCCGCGGCGGCAGCGCTGCTCCCACTGATGACCAACGTCTTGCTGATGGTTTCCACCACCCTGCCAAGGGCGACGCCGGATAGACCAAGCGCATCTTGGTTCATCGCAATGCGTTGATACAGTTCGGCCGTCGCACCCAGTGGCTGCCTCGCTGCTGTAGCGATCCTGATCACATCAGATTGGGCGGAAGCGAAGTCCGCTTGAGATTTGGTTACAAGTCGCAGGCGATTGTTTAGATTTGTCCATTCATCTGCCTTGCCAACGACCGCACGCACGGCCGCCAGTGCAGAGGTCAAACCGACCGCCTCAAGGGCCACTCTACGGAAGCCCGAGGCAACCTCATCGGCGCCGCGCCGCGCCGCGTCGGACATGGATGACTGAATGGTTGCCATGTCGCGCTGAACCACTCGGGCAGCCTTGCCGGAATCGCGCTCGAAGGCGCCCGTCTTCATCAGAAGATCAACAGTTAGGGTGTACAGGCTCATGGTTCATCCAAAGAAAAGGCCCGCTCATGGCGGGCCTTGTTGGAACACGGTTGATAGTGTTGGTTACTGCACCGACAGGTTTTTTCCAATGCGCTCAAGCCAGCAAAGAACCGTACCCAAGCGATACACCGCCCATGAAAGCGCCATAGCCCAAACGGTGCTCAGCAGCACAGCGAACAGTGACAGGCCATTCCACTGGTACGAAACGCTTCCCCAGGAAGAAACACTCGGCATGCGCCCAAAAGCGAAGGCACCTACGACACCAGCGACAAGGGATAGCAACATCATGAGACGACCAATAGTCTCCAGACCAGCACCTGCTCGTGTAGGCAATGGCTCTTGTGCGGCAATGCCGGACGCCATTGCGTTGCTACTTTTGTTCACGACAGCCCCCTCTCTTCGGAAAGGAAATTGTGCCACTTTAGTCCGATCCAGACGATTAGGCGGGAATCTCCTCAAATTCCAGGGTTCCACGAAAGTACTGCCTGCTGATGTTCTCCGCTGTGGGAAGCAGACTGGCGTAGCCGTAGATTGCCGAGCGCGCCGCCAGCACCTGGTCAAATGCCTTGGTCACCATGTCGCGGTACTGCGGCACGACGCATGCCCGGCGGCGTCCCGCAAGGGCGTGCGCCACCGTCTCCCAGTCCACGCCAGCCAAGCCGCCTTTGCGGACGACCTCGGTAGGCCGGCCGGTGAGCGTGGCGGTCAGGCGGCGATACACCGGACCAGGCACCGTGTTGACTTGCGCGCCCTTCGTCCTGCTGTGAACGCTGGTATCGATCGGCGCGACTGCCCAGCCATCGGTGATGCCCACATCCACCGCGCTGAAGATCGCGATCTGCCCCACCTCGACGTTGGTCACTACCGTGTCGATCGTGACCGCAACGCTGCTGACCAGGGCCGTGCCGGTCGGGAACAGCCAGGCGCATACGCTGCCGTCGGGCAGCCGTATGGTCCTCCCGCTGACTCCGGCGGCGGTGATCTCTACCCCGGGCGGCAGGTTCAGGCCCAGCACCGCGACGATGCCCGGCACGATCGCGGCGTCCAGCGTCACGTTGATGGCCAGCGCACCCGTGCGCGCGATCCTGGCGCGCCGCGCGGGCTTGCCATCGAACAGTGCGGCACCGCCATCAGCGGTCAGCCAGCTGCCGCCCACAAGCGCGACCGATTGGGGTGGCGCTCCGTATCCGATCAACATGCGCTATCCCCACACCGTCATGACCACGTCCCCCGTGGCAGGGTTGCGCTCTACGCGCCGTACCAGCACCGGTATGCCGTCGTGAAGGCCGTAGCGGCCGTAAGTCAACCGTCCGACCTGCCCGGCCTTTGGCGCCAGCGCCTGGTCGCCCTTCACGCTGATCCGGTAGAAGAAGCGCTGCACCCGGTACATGGCTACCACCCGGTCGATCTCGGCCTGAGCATCGGCCGCGTTCCAGAACAGCGAGATCACCGGATCGGCCGCATCGGCCAGGCGGTAGTGCGGATGCAGCGCGGCCCCACCGAAGACCTGGGCCCGGAACAGGCCGACCAGCTCGTCTCGCCGGGCCTGGGGCACGTCGACTACGTCGGTGACCAGGTCGGCAGCTGCCAAGGCCTGCGCGTTGGGCCGGTAGGCCATTCGACGAGTAAGGTTTGGCGCGTCGTCGGGCAGGGCCAGCAGATCCTCGGCCATGTCGTCGGCTGTGATGCTGAAAGCCATGTCGCCGATGTAGTCCTCCGGCGCGACCACCCGCACGAACCGCAGCACGCCGTCGTCATCCTGATAGCACCCGGCTCCGTAGCTGGGCAGGATGGCGTTCATCGCCGCACGGCCGGTGATCGCGTTGCCGGCGTAGTAGCCGATGCCGGCGTACCCGCAGGCCAAGTCAATCGCCGCGCAGTCCGCAGCCGCCCACGCATCCTTGCGCAGTCGCCCCATGATGTCCGCCATGGCCTGCTGCAGGGTGGCCGGCGTCTGCCCGGGGCCGATGCTCGACAGATCGGCCACCACAGGGGTGACCGGCGGCGACTTCATGATCAGCTGCTGGCCGTCGGGCGACACCGAGAACGTGCCGTGTTCCATCAGGTCGCCGCGGTCCATCACGGCGTCAGCGTAGATCGGTGCATCCGACACGAACATGGCTGTCGCGTCTGAGTTGGCCCCCATGGCCGGCACGCTGGCCACTGCGCCGATCACCGCCGGCTGCGGCTTCCACGCCAGCGACGGAATGTTCGGAAGGAACACGCCGCGGTTGATCGTCCCATCCAGGTCATCGTGGGCATCGCGGAAGTGGAAGGTCTTGCTGCCGTCATCGTTGATCTCGATTCGATCCACAGTGAAGCGGAACACGTCCTGGGCATCGGCGAGCATGCCAGTGCCCGCGCCGGCGCGGATTCGCACGGCCATGCCGCTACCGCCGCTCAGGGCCAGGTCGTCCAGCATCCCGTCAGCATCCACCACAACGCACTCGGCGGCGCTCGTCTGGCTCACCGGCTCGCCACCCCAAGGCCAAAAATTGATCTCGCTGATCAGGTTCACACCTTCCGCCAGCAAGCCCTCGTAACGAGCGTTGGCCGGGCTGTCACCTGGTGCGGTCAGCCAGTCCTCGTCTGCAAGGCGCGTCACACCGAGATTGGGGGGAGGAATCCGCCATCCAGCCTCAGCGGCAGGGCTGCGGGCAACCCACTGCCCCGCGTTGACGGCCAGGCAGAGGCCGCCGGCCCTGGTTGCGCTCAGCGCCGCAGCGAAGTGCAGCGGGCCGGTCAGCGCCACGTCCCGCTGGTGAATCAGGCTGCCGTTGAGGAAGAACTGCAGCCGGCTGGGCGTGCCGAACTGGATCAGCAGACCGACGATATCGCCATGGATGACGACGGGCAGGCCGGTAGCGATGGCCCCGCCGTTCTGCAGCACCCTGCCGGTCGCCAAGTCCCAGCCGATCCCGCCGCTGTTGGCGCCAGGGAAGGTAGTCAGCGGCGCGGCGGCCATCGCCAGGCCGACAATCGCTGCGAGGTCATCGTCACCCCACACGGCGAACTCGACCCCGGCGATGCCGCTGGCCAGACCTATATCCGACCGCGCCATGCGGTTGAGGTCGGCTGCCTCGGTGGTGGTCAGGGTCAGACCGCCGTCGCGAGCGGCGAGCAGCGGGCCGATGGGGAGGGCCGCGAAGCGCCCGAAGGTGTCAGCCATGGATCCTCACAGTGAATCGAACCAGTCCTGTGCCTCGTCCTCGTCCGACCGCGGCACGAGTGCATCGAGGAAGTGCTGCATGCCGCGCTTGGTGCCACCTTGGCTGTGCGCAGCGGTGATGTAGGCCATGAAGGCAGCGGGCTTGATATGTAGGCTGACCGGGTCGATGGGGTTCCGCTTGTGGAACTCCCACCAGCCCAGGTACTCGCGGCGCGACATGGTCGCGCGCAGGTCGGACACCGTCCGGTGCAGGTGCCAGGCCAGGACATGCCAGAACCATTCCTCGCCGCGCTGCCTTAGGCGTTTCCCGCCTCGGCCTGGGCGTCAGTGGCTTTGTCACCGAAGCCCGAGTGCTTCATCGCAACCTGCTGCAGCTCGGCAGCCACGATGGGCTTGAGCTGCGCAGCCTGCTCCACGGTCAGAACCGGCTTGCCGTCTTCGTCGCAGATGGTGGCGGCGATCAGCTTGGCGCGATCCGCGTCCTGCCAGAGCTTGCGGAACTCTGCATCGGGCAGCTCACGTACATAGAACTGGGCCTTTTCGCCGCTGGGCAGCGTGACGGTATCGGCGTGCACGTCCTTGGACGCGAACATGCCCAAGCTGGTGAACGCCTGGAGCACCGTCTGGGGGGGAGCGACCGCTTCAAGCGGGAGGGTTTCGTTGGTCTTGCTCATTGGCCGTTTCCTTGAATGGCGGCAGGGCGCGGGTCGCGCACGGCGAACACACGGAGGATCCGCGCGCCCTACCAAAGAGAAGGCCCGCCGAAGCGGGCCAGTAGCGAACGCCGTTGCCGCAGTCAGGGCGCCGGGCGGTGCGTCAGAACGGCGCCGGAACCCCGGATGGTCATGGTCCCCTTCCACACGTCGTTGTCGGCGACCTGGACCGCGAAGTTCTGCACGAAGCCGTTGAACTGCTTGCACAGCACGGTGGCCGGCGGGGTGATGACGCCCCCCACCGCAGCCGGCTTCGGCACACCGGCGACTTCGGACAGCGGGGCGGTCACCAGGAAGTTCACCACTTCGCCGGTCTCATGGAGCCTTTCCAGCGCCTCGGAGTCCACGGAGTCGTAGATCACTTCGATGGTGGTGCTGCCGGTTGCCTTGCGCCCGGCCACGAACTGATCCCAGTCGTCGTCGAAGTCAGAGATGTCGATCTCCGAGGCCTGGCCGTCCGGGAAACCTACGGAACGGACACGGGTTACCTTGATGACCTCGGCCGCGCCAATGGCGATGAAAAGCTGTGTGTGTTTGGACTTGAGCACATTGCCCATTGCGCTGTACCTCTTGGAGTGAAGCCCGATCGCCGGGCAGAAAAAAGCCGGCAGCTGCCGGCGGTTGGGGTTGCGGCGGTGTACGACTACCGGACGGCGAGCAACCGCACGTCGAAGGAGATGCCGAAGGCGCCGGTGTCGTCGTCGTCCGGGGTCGGGTTGTAGGACTCGATGCTGCCGCGACGCTCGACCTCGTCCCGGATGGCTACCGCCGCGGCGTTGGCCTCACTGGCGCCCTTGCCCCACACCGTCAGGCGTACGCGCCAGCCATCGGCCGGCGGCGGGTCCGACAGTTGGGCCAAGGGTGAGCCCCCCACCACGTCCCACGTTGCGTAGGGCAGCGCCGCCCCTTCCGGGGCGACCTTGGGCCAGACTCGGATCGGATCGCCTAGCTCCGCACGCACAGGCGGGCTTCCTTGCAGAATCGACTGGATCAGTGGAACCATCATTTCCAGCCCCTTGCCTTCATCAGCTTGTCGATCGCTGCGGTGGTCTCATCAATGATGACTTGCGCGGCCTGGCCGCCCTTGGCCTCGCCGGCCGGCGTCAGGAACGGCTTTGCGCCCATCCTTTTCGTACCGAACTCGAGGAAACGCCAGTAATGGGCCCAGCCGCTTTGCTCGTATGCCTTGCCAGCGCGCCCAGACCGTTGGTTCCGCTTCGTGTTGGCGTACTTCGCTCGCTTTCCGCTGCGCACGCCTATGGTGTAGTACTCGCCACCTTGGCCGACCCCCGCCTTGCGGCGACTCTTGGCGCTGGCGCGCCGCACCACGATCTGCGACGCAAGGAAGCCGGTTTCGCGGGCGACCCTGGCGCGCGCGTCGTCGCGGATGATGTTGCCGCCCTTTCGCATGCCGGCCTGGACCGCCTTGCCCTGCAGCTGCTTGGGCAGCTCACGCAGCGAGGCGAGCAGACCGCCCAGACCACGGATTTCCAAGGCCTCAGCCATCGTTCAACCCCGATACCGCCAGGACGGCAGTTTCACTGCGGTCGTTGCTGATGCCAGCACTCTTGATGTCGTAGATGGTGCCCCCTTCCACGATGCGCCATTTCGGATCCACCTTGCGCGCCAGCATGTCGAAGCGAACCTGCTCCCGGTATCGATCCGCTCCCGCTGCGACCGCTTCTGCGGTGGCGCTCAGCTGGTTGGTCTTCTTGGCCCACACCTCAACCACCAGCTCCCAGCGGACGGCCGAATCACCGCCCAGCGGGTCGCCCTCGATCACCGGCCGCTCGAACCGGATCCTGTGACGCCGTTCACCTGCGTGCGTAGCCATCAGAACTGCTTCCTATACCAGAGCAGCCGCGACACCCCGAGTGCAATCTCGGTGCTCAGTTCGCCGGCGGCGCCACGGTTTTCGGCCCAATGGCCGACCATCAGCAGCACCGCCTGCCGCACGTCGGCGGTGAAGGCCATCTGGTCATCCGTTGCGGGATCGCCCTCGACCAAAGTGCGGTCACAGTGCATCTGCACATGAGCCAGTGCCGCATCGACGTAGGTCTGCAGCAACGCGTCACTGACCTCATCTACGATGCGGCACTGCTCCCGCACCAGGGCAAGATCGAGGGCGATCACCATTACTCCGCCTTCGCGCCCTGGGCGCTCTTCAGTGCCTCGGCCAGCTTGGCGACACCCCAGCGGCGATCAAAGGTGACACCGGCAGCTTCCAGCTCGGTGATCAGCGCGGCCTTCTCAGCCTCGGTCCCAAGCTCAGCCGTCGCGGGGGGTGCTGGAGCGCTCGTGGTCGTGGTTGTGGTCGTGATATTCCCGGTTGCACCGGTGAGGGCTTCCACGCCGACGGAGGGCGCGCCCACGGCTTCGTCGGGATCGGCGCTGGTGGTTGCCAAGCCGACTACCTTGATGTCGAACGGGGCCGGCTGCAGCGTCACCGCCGGGCCGGGCTGGCTCGGGAAAGGTGCGGTGGCCGGTTTCGTGGAGGCGGGGGCGGCATCGCCCAGCTGCTGGACCAGAGCTTTCCCGATCAGCGTGTGTGCGTACTCGTCTTCGGCGTGTTCGAACACCTGGCCAGCACGGGTCAGCGACACCTTGTCACCGTTGGTATCCGGGCCCAGCTTTTCCACGTCGCCGCAGAAGCCCCAGAGGACTTTAATTTTCATGTGGATGGATCTCCTGTATGTGGTGCGGCCGCAGTTGCGGCCGTCACCACGGGGTGCAGTGGCTTAGGCGGCGGGCTTGAAGCGCCCCTTGACGAAGGCTTCGCGGCGACGCTTTGCCAGGCCCAGGCGCTCTTCGACCAGCAGCACGCGCTGGTTCTTCACGAAGTCGTCGTTGATCATGCCGACCTTGAACAGGAAGTTCATGCGGTCATAGATCGTCGCGCCGCGCTGGAAGTTGGCCACCAGGAACTCGCCACCGGTGGTGGTGCCGTCGCCTTCGTCCATGCTGTCCGAGGCAACCACCGGGCGGCCCCACAGGATCGGGGTAACGAAGCCCTGCAGGTTGGCGAACAGGTAGCGGTTCTGGCTGTCCTTCTCCAGCTCGATGTTCATCCAGTCCAGCTCGGTCATTACCGTGGCATCGGCCGACAGCTTGGACTGCTTGCGGACCTGGTAGATGGCGCGGCGCACCGTGTCGATGGAGGTATCGCTGGCCTTGGACAGGTCATCATCGAACACGATGGCGTCAGTCATCAGGCCCGGCAGGTTGTTGCCCAGGCCGTCACCCTTGAGGATCTGCGCTTCCTCTTCCAGCTTGAGGTCATATCGCAGCAGCTGCTGCAGGTAGCCGTACATCTGCGGCACGTCGTCCAGGGTTTCGTCGGTCACCGGAATCCAGACGGCCAGCTTCTTGACCAGGTCGGTCTTCTGCTCGAAGGTGACGTTGCTCTGCGGCTTGGCGCCACCTTCGGCTACCGGACCGGCGCCGCGGGTGTGCAGCAGCTCGCGGAAGTAGGTGTAGCTCTGCCCGGTGACGGAGATCGACGGGATCAGGTCGCGGATCCGCAGTTCCTGGCGCATGCCCGGCTGGATGGTCGGGTCGAAGTTCGGCACAACGATACCGGCGCTGGTGACCGCCTTCACTTCCATGGCGGCCAGGTCTTCCTTCTTGAGCTCGATCTCGGCCGAACCCTTTTCGCGCCCCTGCAGCGCCTTGTATTCGCCGTTGTCCTTGATGAAGTCGATGAAGCCCTTCTTCTGGCCCGGCTGGTTGCCCAGCGCAACACCCTTTTCTTCCATCTTCAGGACCTTGTCGACGACCTTCTGGATCTCGTCGGTGGCGGTCTGAATCTGGCTCTTGAGGTCGGTGGTGACCTGGTTGCCCTTCTCGATCTCGGCCGAGGCGCTGTCGTACTTCTTCTGCAGGCCGGCAAAGCCGTCCTTCAGCTGCTTTTCGAGGCCTTCGCGGATCTCGTTGATGTTGTCCGGCATTAGTGAATTCCTTCAAAGATGGATTGGATGGAGTTGCCAAGCTGCTTCAGCTGTTCCACGGTCTCCGTGGCCGCAAGTCCACCGTCTCGGTGGATCGCGGGAAAGCCGAGTGAGGCGACGGCAGCCGCCTCCTTCTGTGAGAGCCCCATGCGTTCGCGCAAGGCGCTCTCGAAACTGCGAATGTCCGACTTCACACTGAAGACCTGCGCTTCCGGATTCATGCCGAAGGGAACGACCGAGGCCTCCCACAGTTCGGCGCGCTTGATGACGCGGACGCGGCGCCCTTCGCGGGTTTCCACCGCGTCCTCGAGGGTGTTGAAGCCGACCGACATCTCATCGAGCGTGCCCTCCTTCATCAGCTCGTAGGCATCCTTCGCGTAGCTGACGTTGAGGTTGACCTTGCCCTTGAGCAGCAGCCCGTTGCCGTCCTGCTTGAACTCGGCATCACCGATCAGCTGCGTCAGGTTGTGGTAGAGCGCCAGCCGCAGCCGGCCGGTGCGCGTGGTCTTCACCTTGACGAAGGCACCCGGCAGGATCAGGTCGTCGCCTAGGTCGATGTTGTTGAATACCGAGGCATAGCCTTCGAAGTTGCCCGATTCGTCAGCGGACTTGACCTCGAAGGGACAGGCGTAGGTGCTAAGCATTTGCCGGATCTCCCGTGCTGTTGTCGTCCCCGACCGAGTCGGGCTTGTTGCTGCTCCAGCGGGTGACCTGGTTGTAGTGCTCACCGGCCAGCACGGGCAGGTTCTCTTTCACCCGAACCTCGTTGATGCTCATCCAACCGGAGCCGCCGGACCCACCCAAAGCGGTCTTGAAGTAGTTGCCCCGCGCAACGCTATCGGCCCGCAGCAGTCCCTCGACCACGGCCTCAACAAACATGCTGCTGTCGCCGAACAGCTTGTCGTTGATCTCGCTCTCGATGGCGTCCAGGTACGGCTTCAACCCGAAGGTGACAAAGCCGCTGGTCTGCTGCTCAAGGTTCGACCCCAGGACAGACGTAGAGCGCGCCCGATTGGTGAGGTAAAGCGGGACGCCCCAGATACCGGCCAGCGCTTCTTCCTGAAACTGCTGCGACTCGATGAACTGGCTGTCCTTCTGCGTCATGCCGGCCGGAGTGATCGTGGGACCACCCTGCAGGATCGCCATCTTGCCCAGGTCGTCCACATCACCCTGTCGGATGTCCGGCAGCTTGGCCTTGATCTGTGCCTGCTGTTCCTTAGTCAGGAAGCCGGGATAGATGATGTACCCACCCGTGAAGCCACCTTTGCGCATGAAACGTGCAGACCAATCCTGTGCCGCGCGCGCCAGGCCGATGGTCTCGGCCTGGCATTCGATCGGTGAGAGCCCAATGATCCCGTCCGGGCTGAACAGCTTGAAGTGCAGCATGTTCGTTGGCGACACCGGCGTCTCTTTTCCACCGATGTTCGCCCAGTAGAGCAAGCCGTCATCGGTGTCGATCCGGACGTTGTCGGCGGCGACAGGAATCAACCCAATCCATTCGTCATCGTCGTTGCGCTGGATGATGGCGAAGGCGTTCCCACGCAGTGCCATGTTCACCACTATGGCTTTGATCAGGTCCAGCCACTTGACGTAGGGGTTCGGCTTGGTCAGCAGCCGCAGGAGCCGGCGGCGTTGCGGGCTGCTCCCCTTGACCAGCGAGCGAACGCCATTGACATCCTCGTAGAGCTTCCATGGCAGGCCAGACGCCGATTCGCTCAGCACCTTCAGGCACGCCCAGACGATGCTCACCGTGAGCGCTGTCTTGGAGGTCACGCGTACGCCGGCCTTGGTGCCTTTTCCACCTACCGATAGGTCGACCTCAACATAGTTCCCAGTCACGGGATCGTCATAGCCGAAGAATCGCCAGCTCAGCGGGTTATACCAGCGAAAGTTTTTCATCCGATCAGTCCAAAGAAGCCGTTTTCCAGGTAGTCATCAATGCCGCCGCCCTCTGCGGGCATGGCATGCGCAGCGCCGAAGGCCATGCACAGGGCCACCGCCGCATCGATCTTGTTCACAGAACGTGCCTTGGACAGCCAGCGGTTTTCCCACTTATCCGACTCGATGACGGCCGACATGATTGCGGACACCAACACCGGGTTTCCTTTCAGCCGGAGCCGCCCTTCCAGCAGCGCCTCTTCGAACAGCCGCAGGGAACCCGGCATCCACATCCCTTCGGGTGCGGGCAACCCTTGGTCCTCGGCCGCCTTGACTGCCACCTCAAGCGGCCTACCCTTCTTCGTGCCGCCTTGGGGATGCTCGGCAAACGGCAGCGACAGCCCGAGTTCGATTACCTCGTCTTCGAACTTGCGGAACGCGTACCGGTCGTAGGCAATGAGCTCGACCTGGTAGTCCCGGTCGTATTCGGCCAAGGTCTGAGCCACATGCCGGAAGCTGATCGTCTGGCCCTGGGGCGCGTGCAGATGCCCGCCGTTGATCCAGGTCCGGTAGGGCAGCTTGTCGCGCAACTCGCGCGCCGCCACGGTGTCGCCGGGTGTCCACGCTTCCACCCACCCGTCGTAGGTGGGTTTGCTGATCATCTGTTTCTGTCCATCCACTTCGACGGACACCTCGACGCTGCCGGTTGCCACGATTGCGCCGAGGGCGGTGATATCCCGGGCTTGCGACAGGTCCAGACCAAGGTAGACCTTGGATCCGTGGTGCTGTGCGGGATCGAAGTCGGCGAGCGCCGGCTCAAGAGTTGATCGAGTCATCCACGCCGTCTCCGCGTCGGTCCAGATGCAGAAATGAAGGCGGAGGATTCCGTTCAAGGAACCCGGAATCGCCCTCGCCTGTTTCACCAGGTCCGAGAGGTACTGTTCTGTGATGGTGACGCCGAGCAGAGGGTTGGCCTTTGCCCAGCATGTCGGGTCTTCCAGCGGGTCGTCACCGTCGTCCAGCGCGCAGACGTAGCTGAAGGTCCGGTCGTCGATCGGCTCGCCCACGAAGGTCGCGTCATTCACAGCGGCCGTGTGCCCCGCGGCGACCTTTACCGCGTGCTCGTGCTCTTCCCAGCACACCGACGTGCGATCACTGCCGGAGTTGGTGATCATGAACAGCAGTGGTTCGCGGCGAAACTTGAACCCCCGCTCCAGCATTTCGATGATCTTGCGATCGGGCAGCTCGTGCACCTCGTCCACCAGGACGAAGAACGGCCGCGGCCCGGAGCCGGTCTTACCGGTGTCGCGCGACACCGGCCGGAAGAAGCTCTGGCTGGCCTGGTGCGCCATGTTGTACTCGCGCCCGTCACCGCCGGCGAACTCCACGCGCTTGGCCAGCGCCGGGGACTGCTTGACCATCTTCACGGCATCGGCGAACAGGATCCCTGCCTGATCCTTTTTGGCCGCAGCTGAGTAGATCTGCGCCCCGGCTTCGCCCGCGGCCGTCATCCCCAGCAGACCGAGGCCGCCAGCAAGCGGGCTTTTTCCGTTGCCCTTCCCTTGCTCGATGTATGCCCGGCGGAAGCGGCGGAACCCGTCTGGCCCTTTCCAACCGAACAGCGAGCCGACGATGAACGCCTGGGACGGGTGCAGTTCGAACTTGCGCCCTTCGAACTGGCCCTCGGAGAGACGCAGGATCCGTTCGAAGAAACCGAAGGCGAACTCGGCCGCCTCAAGATCGAAGCGCAGCCCCCTCTCCGGACCTTGCACTAGGTCTTGAAGGTGGCGCCGGCAGGCGTTCCGCACGTGCGGCCCAGCCACGATGCGCCCGGCAAGCACGTCCAGGGCATATGCCTTAGTGCGATCGACCGGCGCCGGCGCCTTCGAAGAACTCGTCGTCGGGGTCGTCTTCGTCTGTGCCATGCGAAACCTTTGACTCATCCACGGGTGTCGCGCCGAGCTTGGAAAGAATCGAGCTCAACGCTTGGGTCGCTGACACACCGAAATCGGCCTCGGGGTCGTCCATCTTTGCCGTCCAGAAGCAGGCGAGCCTCAGCAGCACGCGGTGCGAGGCGTTGAGCCACGGCATCTCCTGCTCGAACTCGGCCCACGCCCGCTTCTGCGGCGGCGTCATGGTTTTGTACGGTTCCCCCAGCGTGCGAGTGCCCTTGGGCTTCTTCCTGCCAGCGTGACGACCCGGGTTCTTGATGGCCGCACCGCCGGTCGCGGCTTTTGCCACGGGCAATCGAGGCCGAGCCATGAAAATCCTCTAGAAAACAGCGCGTTTTCGACGTGATGGGCCACCCTCACCGGGTCGTCCCGTGAATTGTGGATACGAAATGAAAGGGGGACGGACGGTCTAGGTCCGGCCGATCCCCATAAATTCGCCCCCCCCTACCCCCGCAGCGTGAAACCCGGCGCCGTGGAACGATCACGTCCCGACGGGCCATCCGTTCGCGTCGCATCCTCGGATCTGCAGCGCTCCCCGCTCAAGGCGCGCTTGGTCGGTGTTGTGGCAGTTGGCGCACTGGCTGTCGAAGGGTCCGTTCCAGAACATCTCCTCCGTCTCGCCGGCAGGGTGACCGTTGGTGTGGTTGCACACCGTGGCTACGGTCGCGTGCCCTCGGGCACTGCACTTGCTGCACAGCGGCTCACGGTCCAGCTGCGCTTTGCGCGTGCGCTGCCAGCGCGCAGTCCCGTAGAGGTGGGCGAAGGCACAGCCACCGGCCTGACGCGTTCGCGGCCGATACTTCGATGCGGTGCCGGCCATCAGTAGGGATTCCCGTCCAGGTCCGTGCGCCCTGCCTCGGCCTCCTGTCCATCCTCTGGCACAGGCGCACCCAGCTCTTCACCCAGCAGCAATGCGACGGACTGCACCAGCAAACCGATCTGCTCTGCCTGCCGGGTGATCTGCTGGCCCAGCTCCACGATGGTGGCGTGCTGCGTTTCGGCTAGGCTGAGAAGGCGATCTATGCGCTCGTCCATCAGAACTCCTCCACCAACCACCCACCACCATCACGCTTGGCCCTGACCTTCACGGCGATGAAGCGGAACGGGTACATGGCAGCGGCTATCTTGATCTTGGCTCTCGCATCGTCCTGCCAATGCCCCTTTACCTCGTGGCATTCCATGACGCCGTCGGCAGCCATGACAGCGAAGTCAGGGGTAAAGAACGTGTTGTCCGCCAGCCGCAGCTTCAGGCCCTCGAACCGGTGCCACATGATCTGTCCATCCGCTTGCAGCGCACGCAGCCTTTGTGCGTAGGCGGCCTCGGTCTTGTTGAGCTGGCCGGCCTTGAGGCGCCCGAGGGCGAGCATCCGCTTACCAGGGCTCAAGGCTTCACGTCCGGAGCGGGCTTGCCTTGCACTTGGTCGATCCCGTCGAGCTGTGCCTCGTACTGCAGCAGGCAGCGCTTCCGCCCGTTACTTACGTCGAACACTTCCGAGGGCTTGCCGGCTCTGACCCAGCTGCAACGCTTGGTCAGGGCGGCATCGATGGGTACATAGGTGGCCACCGGCACCTGCATGACAACAGGCGCTGGCGAGTTCTTCTTGTCAGGGGCGGTGCCACATGCTGCCAGCCCCAACAACGCCGCGATAATCAACATCCGCATGTCAGTATCCCTTCAGCGCCGGACAGGCGGAATCGAGCAGCTCCAAAGCTGCCTTGCATGTATCGGGGCGGCGCTCGTACTGCGCCCTCCACGTCGCGGCATCCTGCTCGGCCGCTTCAATTTTGCTGGCCAGACCGTTAAGTGCCGCAGCGCTCTCTGCCTTCAGGGCTTCCAGCTTCTCGGCCTCGGCGCGCAGCGCGGCCGCTACGTCGGCCAGGCGCTGGTCGCGGTCGTCCACGTCAGCCTGCAGCCTCGATGCATCTGCATCCCAATCGGCTTGGACCTTGACGACCTGCGCGCTCAAATCACGGATGCGCTGCTCTTTCTCGTATGCGGAAAGACCGGCAACCATGAAGCCGAATGCCAGGACCGCACACACCAGTTTGATCTTGCTGCCCGGCTTGCGCAGCCAGGCAACCGCGTCAGCGATCGCACCAACGATCAGACCCCACAGGCCTATCGCCAATCGAATCAGTTCGCTCATGGCTTTTCGCCCCCTAAGTTGCCGGTCACGCGCTCGACCACCTTCAGGTAGCCCGGCAGCAGCCGACGGATGACCACGCCGGACAGGCCGGCAAGTGGAAGCTGCGGCGCACCCGCCAGCGACGGGAACCAGGTGGCAGCTACTGCAATTAGCCACGCAGCCACAATCGCGTAGGCGATTACCGCAACGCCCAGCGCCAGCAGCCGCGCCACTGTCTGGAACCAACGACGCCCGCGGCTGCGAGTCGAATCGGCTGAAACCCGGTCCGTGTCCTTGTCCGGAAGCAGAAGGACGCCGATCAGGGCTCCCGCAATAGCGACAAGAAGCGTGGATTGCGGGACGCCGAGGATGATTCGTTCGGCTTGACGGAGGGCGTCGGCGGTCGCGGGAGCTACGACTGCCGCAGTGAACGCGCCGACGGCAGCTTTGAGGGTGCTAACCGGCTCGGTCATGGTGCAATCACCCCGCCTGCCTTGCGGTACGTCGCCAGCAGGCTCTCAAGCTTCTGCTCGTGCTGCCCGTACCCGGCTCCCGGCAGGCTTGCCCAGATGTTGCGGACAGCCTTGATGGCCTCCGCAATCCTGCCTGCCTGGATCAGCGGCAGCGCTCGGCGCTCACGGATCTGCTGCAAGGCAATGAGGTCCTGGCTCAGCGGAGAGAAATCCTTCAGCCCCAGCGTCTTGCTGTAAGCGTCGTAGTAGCGGCGAAGCAGCTGGTAGCGCCCAGCTGCGGAGGACTGGATCTTGAGCTTGGGGATGTCCACCAGCACGCGCGGATGGTCGGCGTAGCTCTTGAACAGCTGTCCACCCACGATCACGTCGTAGCCGTCGTCTTTTGTCGGCTGCTTGCCGTTATCGGTCCCTTCGGACCAGGCCAGCATGTCGAGGAAGGCCACGACGTTCACGCCGCCTGCTTGTTGGGGAGTGATGCGTGCCATGGTCGCCTCGATAGGGTGCCCGCCCCTGCGCCGGCTGGGCACGAGGGTTGATCCGGCTGGGACGCGGGCAAAGAAAAAGCCCCGGCTTGACCGGGGCTTGCGTCTGGATGGTGGATAGATTGCCCGCACTTCCGGGGACCCAGCAAGTCCCCGCTAGGCAGCGCGCGAGACCATCCGGTTGAAGTCCCTTGCTGCAATCGATTCAGCAGCACGCATGCGCTCAAGCATCCACTCGTACACCGGCTGCCAGTAGCGCTGGTAAGCCGATTTGTCCGCGCCGATAGCGACCGCACGCGCCCGCCCGCTGAGCGCCTCTACCCCCGTTGCGTCGCAGGATTCGCACTCGACCACCCCACTTCCATCCTTCGCCGCCTGGATCCGCAGTCCCCGGCACGCCTTGCAACAGCCCGCGCTTGCCATTTCTTCGACGATCGCACGAGTTAGCACCCCGAGCTGCTCCATGGTGTTGTTCGGCCAGCACAGCGCGCGCGTGGCCTCCAGCCGGGCCGCTGCCCGTTGGTGCTCAATGCGCTGCGCATCAGTGACCGGACCGCCCGCCCAGCCCATGCATGCCTTCGCAATGCCGAACTCCGTGCGCGCTACGTTCAAGGCCTGCTGCTGGCGGACGTACTCCGGTGCCACTAGGGCAATCACCGCCTGCCGCAACTGCTGCGACCGCCGCGCGCCACTGTCCGGCCACCACAGTGCCTCCAGCAGTTCCCGACCCATCCCGGCCGGCACCATCCCCAGTGCCGCCGCGATGTCCTGATTGGTGAGGTCGGGCATCCCGCCGCGACCAGTGTCGAACTTGACCGTACTCGGCCCCAGCCGAGCCAACAGCTCCCGCCCGCTACTCATCTGCGTTCCCCTTTTGATAGTCCTGCTGCTCACCCGTGGTCCCACCGCCTGCCCACCAACACGAGTATTTGTGCTTCACGCAGCTGCCTTATCCCACACCGTCGGGAGGACCTGAACGCGACCGCCACGGGCGAGGAACTGGTCTACGGTCTCCGCCGCCTTCGGCTTCGGCACTACCGTCGGCGCTGGGGTATTTGCCGCCTGGACAGCTACTCGTGCAGCGCGCGAGCGCTTGGGACGGCCGATAGCCGCAGCTCCAGACGGAAGTGGCGTACGCGTACGTATGCGCTTGGCATCTGCGGTGCGCTTGCGCTCTTTACGCTGTTCGTCGGTGAGGACTACCCGGCGCATGCCCTCACCAGTGCGCTGGAACACGGGGCCCATCTTGGTATCGGTCCGAGTCAGGAAGCCCGCAATGACGCAGTACCGCACGGCATCGTGCACCTGCGCTCGCTCGCTACCTGGAGCCGCCCCGATGCCCTCGCAGATTCCGAGCATGGTCCACGGCAGGTCCTCTGCGTTCCTGTTGAGCCATTCCCGAACGGCGGCCGGGGACAGATTGGTTTTGGTGGTGGTCATGCGGCCTGCCTCAGTTCGTTTATGTAGGTCTGTTGGGCGATCAGCTCGTCATCCGAGCAGTACAGCTGGTGGAAGGTTCTGGAGCCCTCCTTGAGGCTCCATCCGTACGTCTGGCTCATCCATTCGAAGGACCGGCCCTCCTGCGGAACGCGTTCGTGGTGCCACTGGCACATGGCGAACCCGAAGAAGTGGCCGCGGCGGATGTTTCCGGACTTGCAGTGGTGGTAGTCGCAGCCGTAGACCACCAGGTGCTGCGGCAGTAGGTTCCGCATGAACAGCAACAGGCACACCATGCACGGCCCTTCCTTGGCGACATCGATCCGCGCTTTCTCTGAGCGGGTCGGTGGCGGTGCTTTCGACCACATCAGCCCAGTCCCTTGGCGCGACGGCGGCGGCCCGCAGCTCGCTTGTTCTGCCTCACCTCAGCCTCAATGCGTTTCGCCTCGGCCAAGTAGTAGTCATGGCGCTCTTGGCGCACCGCAGCGGTGAACTCGAACTGCGTCAGGGCATGGTCGGCAGCGGCACGGAACGCCTTTGCCAGCTTTGGCGCCTTGACCCGCGGGTCGTGGTCGAAGATATCCAGCTGCTTGCCGTGCGAGCGCATCAGCGGACCTCCGGGATAGGGCCCGCGTAACTCTTCACCGGGATGGCGCGCATGCCATCGCGCCAGACGGTCAAGCCGCGCGCCGCATACAGCACCAGAGGGCGCGTGCCGTAGCCGAAAGCCAGATACCAGCCGGCTTCCTGCACCGGCTCGCCGGCCTGCCGCACGGGAAAGCTCATCTGCTCAGCGCTCATGCCGCCCTGCCCGCTGGCGCTGCCAGCAGCTCGGCCACTTCGGCAAGCCGCGCGCGCGTGCGCTCGTTGGCGCCGGGTGCCGCCTCAACTCGACCTGCCAGCAGCGCGATCGCATTGAACGCAGGGCTGGCCGCAGGAAGCGCCAGGTGCTCGGCTACCTGCTCGTGCGCCAGCTGGCCAGTGGCAACGGCCTGGCGAAGGACGCTGTCCCGTCCAGACACGTCCGACCCGAGCGACAGCTGGTGCGCGGCGAGCTGACCGGCAGCGCGCGCCTCTTTCACCAGCCGCGCATAGACCTCGAGGAACGCCGGCCGGGCAGCGATCTTGTCGCCCGCCTGCACCAGCGGCAGAGCCTTCGCCCAGGCATCCCGGGTCTGCTCGGTCCACACGACCGTTGCACCCTCATCCGCGGCCCGAATCGCAATCGCCCACGCTTCGTTGGGTGCCGGGTGGCCGTCCTCGATGCGCTCCAGAATCGCTGCGAGGGACAGTCTGCCCTTCAGCTCACGGCGGCATGCGGCCAGCGCACGCTCCAGTGCCGGCAATGGGTAGGTGGCCAGGTCGGACACCATGAACACCGCCGTGGTTGGGCGCAGCTGGTCGCCGATCACCTCCGCCGTGACCACCAGCAGCTCTACCAGCCGGTCCTGCTCGAAGTCAGCCAGCATGGGATGCCCTCCCCTGCGCCAGCAGCGCCTTGGCCTCGTCGGCCGCACTACGGTTCGACTGGGTCTGGTCCGCTTGGCGAGCGCTGGTCTCGGTGACCTGCCGGCCAGTGACCCACTGCGTGCGGTAAGCCTCGCAGCGCTGCAGCAGCTGGCCGAGGTCATGCATGCCCTGGACGACGAAGCGTTCGTTCACCGACAGGAACCACGCAGCCACCAGCGGCGCCTCGCTGTGCCCCAGGCGCTGAACCAGCTGCTTGACGTTGGCGTTGACCTTCGCGTTTCGCACCGGCGTGGCGCCGTGGCGGACGGCATAGGCCTTCGCGTAGGCCGCCCAGGTTGCACGGCATGCAGCCTGCAGTTCGGTTTCCGCATCGACCTTCGCCGGCGGCGCCGACAGGCCCGCCGGAAATGGCGGTTCACCTGACGGTTCAATGAGGGTTATATGACGGTTAGGCGGCACGGGGCGCACCTCCAGACCTGCGCCCCCTGCCTCACCCCCTGCATGGGGCGCACCCCCTACTGCATCGGGCGCCCCCCCTGCATGGGGCGCAGCACCTGCGCCCGGTGCATCCCCCACTTTTGCCGCCTTGCGCTTGGACTTCGAGCCCGACGCGCCTGCATTGAAGTTGGCCGGCGTGACCGAATAGACGTTGCTGCTGTTGAACCGGCGCTCCCTGGACAGCAGGCCGACAACCTCCAGATGATCCATGGCGCTGCGCACAGCGCGCGCGGACATGCAGCAGCGCTTGGCGATGGTCCCGATGGCCGGCCAGCAGACACCGTCGTCGTTGGCCTGGTCGGCCAGCGAGATCAGAACCGCCTTCTGGGTGACACTCAGGCCCTGCAACGGCCAGCAGCTGCTCATGATGATCGTGGACATGGGTCAGACCGCCAGGGTGTAGTTGTCGCCCGGGGCAACCGGCCACCAGGTGCAGGCGCTACGGCCACTGACCGGGCACGGCATGGCCGGGCCGCGCCAGACCTGCTCTGCCTTCAGCAGCTCAGGCAGGCGGCGCGCGAGCATGTAGCGATCGAGCCCGGTCACCTGCGCCAGCTTCATGCTGGTCAGGCCCGGGTGCAGCTTCACTGCGGCGGCGGTCTTGGCCTGCTGAGCCTTCTGGATGCCGCTGGCAGCGATGAAGTCAGCCGCGGCATGACTGGTGCCAAGGTCGGTGTTGCGAGCGGGGTGATTCATCGGGTGCCCCTCGTCGGCGGATTGCCTTTCGCTGCAGCGCGCGCCACGTTCCGTTCAAGGCGGTGCGCCATCGTCCGCAGTGCACGGGCCTCGCTGACCATCAGCGCGGCCTCGTCGCTATCGATATGCCGGTCCGCCATCGCGTCTACAGCTGTTCCGGTCAGGCGCCCTACCCGCGTGGTGATTTCCAGCAGCTTGAGCTGCACGGCGGCGATCTCGTCGGGCCAGCCGCCCTCGGGCGCCGGCGGCACAAGATCCACGGCCATGCCGAACTGACCGGCCAATGCCTGCATCCACTCCAGGGCGTACTCGCTACCACCGGCTTTCTGCTGCATCCACTCGGTAAGCAGCTCGGCGATTTCGATGGTTACCGATTCGCCCTCGGTGCCGTTGAGCTTGGCCCGGAGGGTCTCGGGGTGCAGGGACTTGCCGCGACGGTCGGTCAGCCATCTGGCAGCCTCAACCACACCGCCCGGCGTCTTGCGCACCGCGTTGTAGAGGCAGTCGAGCCAGTTAATCGAGGAAGTACGGCAGGTCATGGGTCACCTTGGGAAGACGGGTGTTTCAAGGTTTCGGGCCGGGCCCGGGCGGCGCACCATCTGCGCCATGGACGAAATCAACTCAGGGATCGAGGGCGTCACCCTGCTTGCGCTACGCTGGATGTGCGAACAACACAGCCCGCAAGGAGGGCGACATGGAAACGCAACTGCTGCAGGACATTCAGGTCCTTTTGCTCAGCAACCGCGCACGGGAGCTGAGGATCAACGTCGGCCGGGCCGCTTCGGACGACGAGCTGGAGGTGATCGAGGTCGACGGGGAGGAGCACACCGTGCTCACGAAGAAGGCAGGACTACGCCTGGCGCTCAAGGAGCTGGAAGAAGCGAAGGCGCTCATCCAGGAGCTCTCTCAGAGCTAATGGGGGGGCTGACGGCGCTGCGCAGGTGTTCGCTCAGCGCCCTCTTCCTTTCCGTCGAAAGCAACCGTGCTTGGGCTGCAACGAGTTCGGGCAGCTCGGGTACAAGCCACCGGCGCAAAGCCTCACGCAGCGCGCGCATATCAGGCCACCTGCACTTGAATGACGCGCTCGGCGTCGGGGTCGTTCGGGGCCGCCTCAGCGGCCTGCTGTTCGTGGATGCCCAGCAGCTGCAGCACCTGCGGCAACGCCGGGACGCCCTGCTCTTCCGGCCAGGCCGCGACCTGCTCAACAGGCAGCTTCAGGACCTTGGCCAGGTGGGCGTCGCTCGTCAGTCCCAGCCGGGCGCGCAGCGCGCGTTTGCTCATACGGCTGTCCACAAGAGCGCTGGCGACTTGGCGCTCTGTCGGGACCGGCTTCGGGCCGAATACGGACGGAAGCAGCTCGAACCGGCTCACATCGCCGCCGGTCGCAAGGTCGATCTGGACGGCGCGCTCCGCCTTGATGGCGGTGGTGCCCTTCTCCCATTGGGAGACCAGACCTTGGGTGGCGGGCGTACCCGTTTCCGTCAACAGCGCGGCGAACGCCGACTGCGACAGGCCCTTCTCTTTTCGGTAGGTTGGGATGTCCATAGCCCAAGTATGAGCGCCCCTCATATCTCGGTCAATAGCGCCCCTATTGGCAAATCATGAACGCATTAATTAGCGTTCCTCATATGGAAGCATCACGCAAAGCGAAGCCCACCCCAGCCGACGTCGCCGCAGCAGCGCGGCTGAAAGCAGCATGGGCAGACAAGGCGCGTTCACTGGGTATCACCCAAGAGAAGCTGGCGCACGAGCTGGGCATCACCCAAGGCGCAGTTAGCCAGTACCTCAACGGCAAGATCCCCATGAACTACCGGACTCTCAAGGTGTTCGCGGCCGCTCTAGGAATTGAGGACACAAATATCAGGAACGATTTGCCCGAGCAGCAGTACAGCTCTGCCCTGCCCCACGACGACGCATGGGATGACATCGTCGGGTACTCTCAGGCTGCCGGCCTCGGGGCTGGCGCCGAGGCCGCGGAGTACGCGGAAACGCACAGCCTAAAGTTCAAGAAGACCAGCCTGAGGCGCCGGGGCATCTACGGCCGCGACCTCGCCGTGTACTACGGCAAGGGCGACAGCATGCAGCCGACCATCAAGGACGGCGACGCCATCCTATTCGACACGTCGGACACCCGCGTCGTCGATGGCCTGTTGTACGTGATCCAGGTCGACGGCATGGCCAACCCCGAGTACTTCGTGAAGCGAGCCATGGTCCTGGACGCTGGCGTCTACTTCGCCAGCGACAACCCTCACGGGGACCACCACTGGCGCAAACCGAAGCCGATGGACTCCAAGCGGCACCCGATCACGGTCATTGGCCGTGTCCACTGGATTGGCGGATGGGCAGACTGATGAGCACTGAGGATTCTGGAACTTCCCTAAGCGGCCTGGCCGATTTCAACCGGCAACTTTTAATAAAGGTCACCGCTCTCGAGTACGTGATGATCGCCGTTTGTCACTCGCACCCTGACCGTGATGCATTGGCAGATCAGGTCCGAGACCTCTTTGAGTTCCTCGAGGGGGAGGAGGTGCGATCTGGCGAAGCCATCGCCGACTTGGTGGAGAACCTCACCGGTTTCAGTAAGCAGGGAAGCGACGATGCACCATAGATTCAGGGATCGATTGGTACGAGTGTCCCGAAGTAACAGTCGACTAGGAACCCTGTCCGGTCTTGCAGGCAATGGGGAGCCGCCTCATGATGGCGGGATGGAAGATCGTATCCTCAAACTTGAAGCAATCATTCCCACACTGGCCACCAAGGCGGACGTGGAGAAGGGATTCCACGACCTAGTGAAGTGGGTGGTGGGAACTGCTTTCGTAGGAATCGGCCTTGCACTGACCATCATGACTTTCGTCCTGAACAACGCCGTTCCGAAACAGCCTATAGCGCCTGCCCCTGCGCCCCAGATCATTCAGGCTCCGGCACCTCAACCAATCTTCATCCAGTTCCCTACGCAGCCTTCGGCACCTACGGCGACATCGCCTCCCCCGAACGCCCGATAATGAACCCCGCTCAGGCGGGGTTTTTGCTGCGTGCTCTCAGTCTCGGGTGGGCTGATAACCATGTTCAGAAAAAAACCAAACGGCAATATAAGCGCCCCTATTGACGAATAGAATTAGCGCCCCTAATCTTTAGCCGTCGCCCCAGTAACCGCCCATCCGGGCCGGGGCACGGAGACCTCCATGGCTTTCGCTGCCTACATCGCCTCTGGACCCGTCACGGTCAAAGCCGTTCCGGCCACTGGAACCATCGCCGTCAAGTTCGGCTCCGTCGAACTCAACGTCACCCCGGAAGAATGGGCTGACATCTCCATGCAGGGTTCCAGCGCCGCACTCGAACTGCGCGCCAGCCGGATCCGCACGGGCATGCGCATCGGCCCCCTGCAGCGCGGCAACGCCGACCTGGTCGAGGTGCCGGCATGAGCGCGCCGAAGCACACGCCGGGCCCTTGGTTCGTCGAAATGAGCCCCTCCCTTGGCACTGAAGGCGTCCGCATCTTGTGGGACGTCCACAGCACAGACCGCGTAGGAATCGCGCGCAGCCAGTCGCAGGAACACCTCGGTAACAGCGGGATCCACGAAGGCGAATGCCGGGCTAACGCACGCCTGATCGCCGCTGCGCCGGATCTGCTGGAGGCGCTGCAGGCTCTCGACCTCAGCGGGCACACCCCTGCTGTCTGGGACCTCGCGAAGCGTGCAATGGCGAAGGCCACAGGCGGTGATGCATGAGCGCCCAGGTCTTCGACTTCCGCCAGTTCCAGACCGTGCGCGACAACGTCCGCGCCGCCGGGCTCAATCCCGCCCCGCTCTTCTCGCAGCTGCGAGGCGCACAGCGCGCCGGCAACCGAGGCAACGCCGTGGTCGCCGCCGCCCAGCGGCTCAACCGCGAGTTCCGCGACGAACTGCCGCCAGGTGCTGCATGAGCGCCCTCTTCTTCCTACTGGGCCTGCTCATCGGCTCCGTGCTGTCGGTCGCCGTGGCCGTCATCTGGCACGGCCGCTGCCACGCCGCCCACTTCCAACAGATGCTGGACCAGATCAGGTCGCTGGGGCCACGCCTGTGACGGACGTTGCCACCCAGACCGAGACCGTAGCGTCCACCGTGCGCGCCATGCGCCGCGCCGGAGCCGCTGCTGAGGCCGTGCCCGCTGCCACCGTCGCGGCGTGGGCAGAGCTCTTCATGGCGTCCCTCTACGGCCTGCAGAAGCCCGTGCGCTACGAGTGCCGTCCGCTGCACACCGTCGAGCCGTGGTTCCTGGCCAACGTCGGCGACGTGGTGCATGCACGAAGCCGCGGCCTGGACGTGCGCGCCCTCTACCTGCACCCGAAGCCGGAGAAGCCCGTCAAGGCCCACCGGTTCCAGGGCGGGCGATGCCGCGACTGCGGCGACATCCACTTCCTCGCCGGCCCGGACTGCGAGCCGCCGACTCCGACACCCGACAGCCGCGCCGCCCTCCCCTTCGACCCCGCCTGGTTCCGCCAGCCGCTCGAAGCGCTCCAGCGGTTCGCGACCGCAAAGGTCATCAGCCTCTCCGACGCGGCGAAGTGGAAGACCGAGACCATCTACCTGCTCAAACGACTCGACGCTTACGACAAGGAGACACTGCGATGAGTGATCGAGAGCAGCATAAATTTGGGCAACAAATCGACATGACGCGCCTATCGATTACTAGCCGGATAGTCATTCGGCCAACCCCGACTCTTCTATTTGGTCAGTTCGGCCTTCAATTCTCTAGGGACCAGAGTACGGCCACCGATAGCACGTCCGCCAACGGAGATGAGAGCAGAGTTTTCGCGCCGAAGGATAGTTTCTGCGACTTCGTAGTGAGCCTGCGTAACGTGTGTCGCCACCTGTTTTTGGCCGCTTCGCGAGTGCTTTTCAAGGGAAAGGACATCCTCAGCCAAGCCACGACTTTCACCAAGCACACTTGCCCAGCTATCGATCACCTTCTCATCTGCATCGAGCAACAACGTTTCAGCAGACTGGCAGATGGACTTCAGCTTAGTGGCCGAAGCAAGGACAAAATTGAGCGTATGCCCCTTGGCATCCCACCGGCCGTTCGCGACACCGTCGTTCGATCCAATTGCCTCCACTTCGTCAAACAGACGCTCCCCAAGCGCCTTAAGCAAGCTCTTTGCAAGAACGGCTCGCTTCCGGGCAGACGAGGCTTGGGTGATGAGGCTATGAACGCCGAAGCCCAAAGCGACGGCAGTCGCCGCGACCGTACCGATAGCCGACCACGCATCCCAATTTGCTCCGCACTGGGCACTCAACAACCAGCATTCGGTAAGACCATCCAGCATGCTCATTCCCTGTCCCCATCGTCGATTGAAACGCTTTTTGCCAGGCAGCCAGTTGGAAGACGGCACGCCATGAACAGCCGTGCCGCCGAGATACCTCAGCTTATTTCTTTGACTTATTCGCTGCTTGGGTCAGCGCCGACGCAGCGACGGACTTCTGAGCAGGCGTGCTTTTCGGATTGCTCAGCTGCTTCGAAGCTTTCGAAGCAACACTGGGGCTGGTCTTCTCGTTCTTGGACATGGGCTGAACTTCTCGTCTCGTGCGGTCGATTCCGCGAGCCGATCATATCTGCGAACTCCGTCGCATTCAGTCAGGGTTTTCCTACCCTACCGGCTCGCACTCAGGCTGCCATTCTGGCAACAGTCTTACCGCCGAGAGGGCACCCCACCTTTGCGACCTCGGACGCCCTGTGATGCGCTACCTCTCCCTCTTCTCGGGCATGGAAGCCGCGCACCTGGCATGGGTCCCGCTCCGCTGGGAGTGCGTCGGCGTGGCCGAGATCGACGCAGCAGCGTGCCACCTGCTGCGCCACCGCCTGCCGAATGTGCCGAACCTTGGGTCGGTAACCGATATCACCGACGACCAGGTCGCAGCACTCGGAGCGATCGACGTGGTGATCGGCGGCAGTCCGTGCCAGGACCTGTCGGTAGCCGGCCGGCGCGCCGGGCTGGGCGGCGCCAGGTCAGGTCTGTTCCATGAGCAACTGAGGATTTTCAATGCAGCTCGACATCTTTGCGGGGCACGCTGGCTCGTCTGGGAAAACGTGCCAGGCGCATTCAGCAGCAACAAGGGCCGAGACTTTGCTGTCGTGGTTGGCGCGATGGCAGGATCCGTCATGCCTGTCCCCCGCGAAGGCTGGGGATCCGAAGGCGTTGCGCTGGGTGACAACGGTCTCGTCGAATGGTCCGTGCTTGACGCGCAGTGGTTCGGAGTGGCGCAGCGGCGCCGTCGCGTGTTCGCTGTCCTCGATACTGGAGACTGGGCCAGTAGACCGCCGGTACTTCTTGAGTCCGACCGCCTGCGCGGGGATTCTGCGCCGCGCCGCAGGTCGGGGGAAGGAACTCCCTGCGGAACTGCAGCAAGCGTTGCGCTCCGTGGTCGAGACGGCGGAGCCACAGCTGAGCTAGGCGGGGATCTATCAGCCGCACTCCGCGCTTCCACAGGGGGGGGCGATAAAGCGCATGTATTGATCCAGGACGTCGCACATACACTTCGAGCTGACGGATTTGACGCCAGTGAAGACGGAACCGGGCGCGGAACGCCCCTCGTCCCGGTATTAGCATTCGGATGCAAGGACAGCGATCCCTCTAGAAGTGTCGGCAGCAACGTCTCACCCACTCTTCGAGCGATGGGGCATACATCCAGCCACGCCAACGCAGGCGGTCAGGTCGCGGTTGCGTTCTCGCACCAGGCCGGTGGGGTCCAGACAACGCTTGGATACGAGCCTTCAAGCGGGACGTGCCCCACCCTATCGGTCGGTCAAACTCCTGCAGTCAATGCGGCCATGTCGGTCCGCCGTCTCACGCCGATTGAGTGCGAACGTCTGCAAGGCGCACCGGACGGTTGGACTCTCGTGTTTAACGCAAAAGGTAAGCCCATGGCCGACGGCCCACGTTACAAGATCCTCGGCAACAGCTTCGCCGTCCCGGTGATCAGGTGGATTGGAACCCGTATTGATGCGGCATCCCTGGCCGCCCTGGAGAACGCAGCATGACCCAACGACACATCAGCCACCCCGAGGGCCTGCCCAAGTGCGCCGCCGGGCACAGCGCGCGCCACATCCACGACCAGCGCGGCCTCGCCTCCGGCGGCGGCCACTTCATCGAGTGCCAGTGCCAGGCATCCCGTCGCCACCCCGAGCCCGATGCAGCGTTGGCTGAGTGGCGCCGGATCAACCGGCCGGCGCGGGCGCCGCGCAAGGTGCTGCCGAAGATCGCGCCGCTGGCCGACAGCGTGATCCAGCTGCGCCTGACGATGCCGGGCGAAGGCCGGGTGGCCCGTGGCTGACACAACCTTCCACGTCGCGCTCAGCGTCCGGGGCAGCCTGAAGAATTCCAGCCGCCGCGAGCTGGGAAGCATGTTCAGCAACAGCAAGACCGGGCGCCGCCTGACGGCCGACGAGGCAAAGGACGTACTGCTGGACCACCTGGCGAAAGGCCACGAAGTCATCCCACTGGCGACGGCGTGCGAGGGATTCGACTACACCGGCGGCGGTTGCCCCGGACACAGCGAACCCATCACGCCGGCCAACGTCGCACCGCCTCGCGACCTGCGCGCCCAGCTACCGAACGGGGCGCCACATGGTTGACCTTCTATCCGCGCTTTTCAGGAAGCGCTGCAATGGATTCCTCAACGGCCGCCAACCCGAGCTGCAACGCGTCACCCTTCGAGCGTATGGGGGAGTGCTTCCCTACCCACAACGCCTGACCTTCGATCTCCGCCCTGTACTCAAACAACGCGTCCTCCACCTCGACGACGGTCAGGACAAAGGCATAGCCACGGATGCTGCTGCGGAGAGAATCACTGTCGCTAGGAGCGGTCATCTGGGTCCAGAACTGAATGGGCGAGCGAACTCTACCTACGACGAAGATTCCTGTGAAGAGCGGAACCTGATCAATTCAGTATTCGTGGCGCAATCGATCCTGTGCGGCGTCTGCGCCTGCGCTGCCGCCGACCTTAATGCTTGCCAGTGCAAGCTTCTCGGCTCCTTGACGCGCCGCACGGCAAGACGCAAAGCCTGCCCTGCTCACTTTCAGGGTGGCGCGGCGCTCGATATCCAGCGACAGCAGCCTCCACTCACCTGGGCACTCGGGGCCTCAGCTTCGACTCATCGAAAGCCAGACCCTGACGACCCCTTCAGCTGCATCCAGTGCGCTGCGGCAGGACTCGTGGTCCGCTCTATCTGGCTCATAGTTCCCCGCGCCATCAATTTCCACAGACAGAAGGCGCCACTGCGCGGCGCCACCGCGCCAGATGGTGGCCGAGTACCCAGTTCCCTCTACGGTGAGATCCACGCGGTGAAGCGACTCTGGAGCTATTTGGCGTGCCACGGGTTCGGCCTTGCGGGCAGAAAGAGTGAGTCTGCGCCGCCGTCGTTTGATGAGCAATGGGCGAGACCCGCATTTCAGAAGCATTCCCAGGCTGCGCAATGACACAACGACAACTCAGCCACCCCGAAGGCCTGCAGCAGTGTGCCGCCGGGCACAGCGCGCGCCACATCCACGACCAGCGCGGCCTGTCCGCCGGCGGCGGCCACTTGGTCGAATGCCGATGTCGTGCCACGAGCAAGCACGCGGACCCCGCCCAGGCCCTGGCCGAGTGGCGCCGGATCAACCGCCCCGTCCGCAGCGCGCGCAAGGTTCTTCCGTTGATCGATGCACCGGCGGACAACGTGATTCAGCTGCGCCTGCAGATGCCAAGCGAAGGCCGGGCAGCTAGCGGCTGAACCCGCCGGCCAAACACCTCAACTGCGTCGCCTCACCTTGCCAAAGAAACAGCCGCCCACTGCGGCGAAGGAGACATCATGAGCACCAACGTCCAGCCCATACCCCCCCGCCGCCTTCTGCGACGTGCCGAGGTCATGGACCGGGTCGGCCTGTCGAAATCGACCCTCTATTCGCGCATTTCGGCCGGAACCTTCCCCAAACCGGTCGCCCTTGGGTCGTCGGTTCGGTGGGTCGAATCGGAGGTCGAAGCCTGGATTCTGGCCTTGGTGTCTGAGCGGGACCATGCGGTTGAATCCGGGGGTACGGCTGGGGGTACAGGCAATGCCGGAAGCTCCGCATCCATTGCTGCGTAAAGGTTTCCAAGCCGAATGCAGTAGAGCCCACCTCCACCATTCAACTGTCCAATCATGCTGTAACCGATTGATTTGACAGGGTTTAGCGGAAATAAAAATACCTCAATCGACCTTCCCAAAGGTATCGTTTGAGGTATTTTTTTGCCTAAACCTTTCTTCCTGCACCGGCCCACGGGCCTCTACGTGCGCTTCCTGATCCCTCAGGACCTTCGGGCTGTGTTGGGGTCCCGCTTCCTCGTCAGAAGCCTCAAAGGCCTGACGGGGGACAGAGCCAGGCTCGCCGCTGCTCAGCTGGGTATGGCACTCTCCCAGCAGTTCGAGCGATTGCGCCTCCAAGACGACGACATGAAAAAGAAGCCGCCCTTCCTGGACTTTGGCATCCAGGCCGTGACGCTGCGCAATGGGGTGCAGTTGAAAGGCGTCGACATTGCTAGCAGGAAAGACGCCAAACTTTTTGCGGACTTCGTGCGGGACATCGACAGCGATGACGACGCAGAGGTGGCTGATGACCCTCTGATGGCGGTTGTTCACGGGAGAGGGGGCGCCCCCCCCCCCCGCCCCCCCCCCCCCCCCCACGCTTCCCTCGACCATCGGCGAGGAGCTCGCGACCAACCCGTTCCTGCGCTGCACCGAGCCCGCGGTGAAGGACGCCGCCGGGCGCCGGGCGGGCC